TTTTGTTTTATCTCCTGCATTGTCATGCCTGTTGACGCAGTAAGATACCTTGCACCGACTCTGTGTGTACCCTCTTCATTACACAAGACAATACACTTAGCACCTTGTCGTGCAAATCCTTCTGGTGATGCAATCAAACTTGCATGAAAGGAAGTCTTACCTGTGTTAGGTCTTGCACCTACCTCAATGAGATGACCATCGTTGATACCCTCAAGCTTACGCACAAGTGTAGGTATATTGAATTGCCACCTAGCTTCAAGATCGTTCTTAGCTAGTAGTGTGTCAATGTCAATGTCATCCCACTTGACGTTAAGGTTAGGTGTGAAGTCATCACCATACTGTTCAAGCAACATACGTACAGGCTCAAGGCTAGTCTTACTACCATTCACGTAGTCAAATCCTAGATTGGCTATCTCTTCGCCAATGATTTGTTGGAACAGTTTAGACAACACCTCTTGTGCTATGTCTGAACCCATAGGTTGCTCACGTTTTATCTTGTCAAACATAGCAGAGTATGCTGACTTCTGTGCAGTAGTCATTGATGGATTGCTTGATAAGAACAACGCTTGCACCTCATCAGGTGTGATAGTTCTGTCGTACTTGGTCATGCATTGGTCAATGATTACCTTGATCTTTTGTGCATCCTTACTAAATATTTTAGTCGGACACTTAGCACCTCTATGGTCATCATAGAATTGCTTATCCATTAAACTTCTTAGTAGTCCTAATTCCATATTATACTCCTGCGTTTTTAAGGTTGGTAATATCTATTTCTTTTCTCATCTTCAAGTCATCAGTTAGCTTCAGAACTTTTACTGTGTTTACGAATGGTCTTAGTTCTTTAGCAAACTGCATAGTCTTCGGTAGTGCATCAGGATCTAACGCAACTATTGCTGTTGAGAATTGTGATAAGTATTCTTTGTGTGTGACAGAGAGTGACGTACCCAACACAGCCAAACCAACAAAGCCATCAATCTCTCCGACAGCCACAGCACTTATACAATCCTCAACAACTACTGCCACCTTACCACATCCGTAGGTGTATGGCAACCCTGTATTGTTGTATCTTCTCCATTTCGGCAATCTTTTTTTATTCATTGCTCTGCCTATGGCATCCACACATCTATAGTCTTTGTAGATTGTGAATACTGCACGTTCTTCTTTCACGTCATACATCACCTCTACATCTGCAGGTAGATTCCATTTGTCTACAAACTCCTGCACGTGTGGTGGATGGTATACGAGAAACGATGGCATATCCCACTCATACTTATCTTCTAGTGGTTTGGGTGAGAGTGACTGTCTTATATCATTAGCAGTTAAGGTCACACGTTTACCACCACTCACATCACAACTTGCCCTGTAACAATTCCACAGCAAGCTACCCATGTGATTTGTGATAGTAAAAGTCTTGTGTCCTCTGCATATAGGACAGTTAACTCTCTTTGTTTCACCATTCTTGACATCGTAATCCCATACTCTCCACATGCTAACCTCTATACCCATAAGGTTCTGCATCAAGTCCATTCCTAACAACACAACCTAAAGGTGCTTCATCACAATTAGGATAGCTATAACAAATTATATGTTGATCTGGTTTATTTCTATAGTAAAAATACATGTTCATACTTTTCTTATCTTTGCTGTCTGGATAAAATCCAGAACCTTTAACATACTTTCTAATCCAATGTAGCTTCATATTATACACCTCCCTGTTGCTTCAACGCAGATGATACCCACTTTTTTCTAGTTGTCAAGGCATTTGTTGCTGACGCTAAAGTATTTTTCATGTATGGTTTTACTGATGCAGGATTAGTATGCCCACTCACCGACATGATTTGTGGTAGTGGCACACCACCATCGACCATCTCCATTATACCTGTTCTACGTAAGTCCATGAGTCGTTTGTTACTAGGTATATTGTTTCTATCCATAAGTATTCTACCTTGCTTAGATACTTGCTCTAACGTATAGGGCAGGTACTCACCTTTTGTAGGTAATGTTCTTGGTGCTACGTAGGGTTGAAAGCCAAAGTCTTTGTGTTGTCTAGTCAACATCTCTCGCATCTCCTCATCAACAGGTATCTCTACCTTTGCTCTACGTTTGGACTGTTGTAGATATAACACAGTAAAGTTCTCATCAAAGTTATCCCACTTCAAAGTACGCATGTCACCTAGTCGCTGACAGAAAGCATATGCCATGTGTATGATAAGTCCTATGTTACGTGTATGATATAGACTATAGGCATCATCAAGCACTCGTTCTACTTCAAGCTTAGTCCATACATCTGTACGCTTGAGTGCAGTAGTACGTTTGATACGTGCAAAAGGATTCACCTGTATAAACTCTTGGTCTATCGCCCAATTATATACAGTAGACAGACAACTAGTGATGTGATTAGCCTGTGTCACACCACGTTCAAGCCATTGTTGGTAGTGTTTCTTGGCTAGTTTAGTTCCAATCTTCTTTATTGTGTACCTACCTAGTGTCTTTTCTGCAACAGATAGAAAGTATTTATAATCTTTCTGTGTTTTAGGCTTGAGTTTATCCCAACCATACGAGGACATATAGTTGTATATCAATGTATGTAATGTGACATTGTTATCTAAGAAGTCACATCGCTTGGTAACAAGATAGTGCTGTGTTATCTCATTGTTGAGTACGGCTGCAAGCATGTACGCTTCATTCCTATCTGTACCTAACGTCACACGTTTGGCTATGCCTTGTTCAATAAGTTTGTTTGGTGGATTAAATCTGTAAACAGTTTCACCATTAGCATTGACTCTGGCTTGTGTATATCTTGGTAGTTTCATTCGCAAAAGTTCCTTCCTATTTTACAGTTAGCAGTAGGTTTGCACACCCTTTCATGTTTAGCATTCTCCCAACAATCGCCATCAGGTATGTGCATCCTGACAAATGTATCCCACGTACCCATAGATACAAACAGGATCATGGCAGGGAATACTAACATAAAAAATACTATCGCTAAAAACGACAATCCAAATCCCTCATTATGATATGGTTTATTATTCATAATCTATTTCCTCTCAATGCAAAATATAATCCACCGACCCAAAGTAATACATGAAGATTATCATAGAACAATACATCAAGTATACTTTCTGGATCACCAACCCATATTACTCCTGTCATAATACAACAGATAGTAATGCCACTAAATCTGGTGATCATATCTCCCACCCAATCAGGGACTTCATACATCCATTGTACATTCATGACACCACCTACAAGTAAACCTATACCTGCAAGAAACTCTCCGTAGGTTACAACCCACCATGTCAGATACGATAACCCATACGATTCAGCTTCAGCTATATCGACAGGCATCTTCCACCAACCTTGTTGGATGAACACAATGGCTAAAGGTATTCTCCATAGCCAATGTGATTGACAGAACTCTGGTATTTTACTAAGCATTTACTAAGTCCTTCCATATATCAGAGTCAACCCACTTGGCTACCTCTTGTTCACGCTTCCACATGGTAATAGCTTTCGTATCATTACCTGTGTTACGTACTGTAAATCCATTGCGTTCATCACCATATGTAGCGTAGTTAGTGAACGCTGAGTAAAGAGCAAAGAGATTCTGACCACGCTTACGTGACTCCTCTCTGTACAAAGCAAGCATCTTGTCTGCTTTCTTTTCGTTACCCATCATGTGATCAAGCACAGACTTGACACACAAGGATCTTGTACTTATGGATGCCCATGTCTGTATCTTCTCTGCTTCACCCTCAAAGTTTACAACTGAATCAGCTAACTCACCTTGAAATATATCCACATTAAACAATGAAGTATTCTTTTTCTTGAGGTGGTTGTGATCACCTGTGACAGTACCATTCAAACAGAACCCATCAATCAAACCATAAAATACTTGATTAGAACATCTGCCATCTACACCATGTAGAGCAACCATTCTTTTGAATAGTTCTGTTTCATGTATGTCACTAGTGATAGTGATACTGCTATCTTTGAACACAGCATCAAGCATTACGAATGCTCCATTACGTGCTGATCTCCATCTTTTATCTGCCAAGATACAACTATCTTGACCTAGTGTTTCCTCTGCTACAGACCACACTTTGTTGAAGTATTCACCATGACTAGTGAGGGCATAGCTATCACCTACTATACCTAGATACTCACCATCATATTCATTGACAACGTAAGATTGTCCTTTAAATTTAGTAGGTTCTTTGCTTACGTTAAAGTCATACTCATATGGTATGTTTAAACTGCTTACATAATCTAAAGCCATTTATATATCTCCTTTTCTATTATTGCAACTGATAACTAGTTATATCACATATATAAAATATGTCAAGTCACTTATAAAATATGTGATCGCCAACACGTTTGACCACACGCAAACTGTCTGCCCAATATGGATTGACAGATGTAGTGTGATAGTGTGTCGCACCATTGACCACATCAATATTGTTGTTATCATCTAACATCATTGACGCTAGATGCTGTGACTTCTCCCATGCTTTCTTCTCATGTGGTGTGTCACTTGCACCATCACAAGTCCAAGAGAAAGCACATATACTCTTGCCTTTCTGATACACTACGTCACATACTGTGTTCGGATAGTGTTTACTTGCTACTCTGTTGACAGTTACCTGTGCTACTGCCAACTGACCTGCCGTACTCTGATCACGTGCTTCGTGATATATATTCAAAGCTAGGCACATTAACGCACTCTTGATTATCATATGAATACTTCCCAAGTGTACGCTATTGCTATGATTAATAACATGATTGCATTCCTCATTTTTTTGTTTCCTCAATAAATAAAAACCCACCACCATTACCTTCAGGATCACGAGATGCTACCAAATCAAACTGCTCATCTCCTCTTTGTATCTCAAAGATCGGATAGTTGTCTTCAGTTCTATAGCCTACGATTCTAAAACCGATTAATGGTTTATATATTTCTTCATAATAACTCATTAGTAATCTCCTCTAACTTTTTGTATTAACTTGATTGCTTTAGCTAGTTCATCTTCTAGCTTAGAGATCTTATCTCTGTTAGCTTGCCACAGAATACC